CACCATAAGATTATGGCAGAAAAGTTTAATCGAGTGGCGACGGGAGAGTTAAAGCGTGTAATAATAAACATGCCCCCTAGACATACTAAAAGTGAATTTGCGAGTTTTATGCTTCCAGCATGGTTAATGGGTAGGAACCCTATGTTAAAGATTATGCAGACAACGCATACGGCTGAGCTTGCTTTTCGTTTTGGACGTAAGACTCGTAACTTAATGAATAGCCAAGAATATTTAAAAGTTTTTCCAAAAGTAAGTTTACGGTCGGATTCCCAAGCAGCAGGTCGTTGGGAAACGGATAAAGGTGGTGAGTACTTTGCTGCTGGAGTGGGAGGAGCGGTTACTGGTCGAGGTGCGGATTTATTAATTATTGATGACCCCCATTCCGAGCAAGATGCTTTAAGTCCGACTGCCCTAGAGCATGCTTATGAATGGTATACTTCTGGTCCGAGACAAAGGTTGCAGCCAGGAGGAACGATAGTAATTGTGATGACTCGTTGGGCTGAGAATGATTTAACTGGTAAATTATTGAGACAGCAAGCGAGAGATATACTGGCTGATAAATGGGAGATAATAGAATTTCCTGCGTTGATGCCGAATGATGAACCTTTATGGGGTGAGTTTTGGAAGAAGGAAGATTTACTTGCCGTAAAGGGAAGTTTATCAGTTGGTAAGTGGGAAGCTCAGTGGCAGCAGAATCCGACGAGCGATGTCAGTGCGATAATTAAGCGTGATTGGTGGAAGAAGTGGGAAAAGAAAGAGTTACCTTCTTTAGAATATGTAATGCAGAGTTATGATACAGCGTTTAGTAAACAGGAGTCAGCTGATTATAGTGCGATAACAACATGGGGTGTTTTTTATCCTAAGGAGGGTGAACCTCCAAACATTATTCTTTGTGATGCGAGAAAGGGTAGATGGGATTTTCCAGAACTAAGACGGAAAGCTTTAGATGAATATAAGTATTGGGAACCAGAAATGGTTTTAATTGAGGCAAAAGCATCGGGTATGCCATTGACCCAAGAACTGAGGCAGATGGGGATCCCCGTCACTAATTATTCCCCTAGTAGAGGAAATGATAAAATCACTCGAGTAAATTCTGTTGCACCTTTGTTCGAAAGTGGGTTAGTATGGTATCCAGATACATCATGGGCTGAAGATGTTGTTGAAGAGTGTGCAGCGTTTCCTGCAGGAGAACACGATGATTATGTTGATACGATGTCCCAAGCTTTGAGAAGATTTAGAGAGGGAGGGTTTATAACTCACCCAGAGGATTATCAAGATGAGGATCCAATACCTAAAGAAAGGATTTATTACTAATGGCTATTTCACCACGTCCGAGTAATGTAGACCGATCGCTTTTACAAGCCCCGAATGATACTTTTAGTTTAGAAGAAGATGATCTAGCTCAACAAGAAACTCAACAGGTAGATTTTGAGATAGAAGAAGATGAAGAGGGTGGTGTAGAAATAAAATTTGGTGAAGATGAAACCCCTATGGGTGAAGAGCCAGAAAACTTTTTTGACAATATAGTAGATAATTTATCTGAAGATAGTTTGAATGAAATTTCCGATTACATAATAAATTCTGTAGAGGAAGATAGAAATAGTCGTTCTGAATGGGAAGAGGGCTATACAAAAGGATTAGATTTACTTGGTTTACGTTATGAGCAACGTAGTGAGCCTTTTGAGGGTGCGACTGGTGTAATCCACCCAATGTTAAATGAAGCTGTTACTCAGTTTCAGGCTGGGGCATATAAAGAGATGATGCCTAGTGGTGGTCCAGTGAGAGCTCATATAGTAGGAACTTCTACCCCAGAAGTTGAAAAACAAGCAAAACGAGTGACTGAGTACATGAATTATATGGTTATGTACCAGATGGAAGAATACGAGCCTGAGTTTGATCAGATGTTATATTTTCTAGGTCTTGCTGGTAGTGCGTTTAAAAAGGTTTATCGCGATGAAGTATTAGGTAGACCTGTAAGTAAGTTTATCCCTGCTGAAGAATTAGTAGTACCTTACACAGCAACTGATTTACGCAGTGCTGAGAGAGTAACGCATTCAATAAAAATAAGTGAGAACGAACTTAAAAAGCAACAACGGAATGGAATTTACAGTAATGTGGAAATGAAGGGTAGTGCTTCTGAGGAAGCTGACCAGATCACAGATAAGTATAATGAAATTTCAGGCACAAATAGTAATTCTTATGATGAAGAATTTACATTGTATGAGTGCCATTGCTATTTAGATATAGAAGAATATACAGATAAAGATGAACAGGGCGAAGAGACTGGCATAAAGTTACCATATATTGTAACGGTTTGTAACGATACAAGCGATGTGTTAAGTGTTCGTCGTAACTTTATGCCAGACGATAAACAAAAACAAAAAATCCAACATTTTGTACAGTATAAGTTTACTCCAGGATTAGGGTTTTATGGTTTTGGCTTAATTCATATGATTGGTAATTTAAGTAGAACAGCGACAGCGAACCTCCGACAGTTGATAGATGCTGGTACATTGGCAAATATGCCAGCAGGATTTAAAGCTAGAGGAATGCGAATTGCCAATGATAGTGAACCTTTGAGTCCTGGAGAATTTAGAGATGTAGATGTTCCAGGAGGAGATTTACGTTCAGTCTTAATGCCTTTACCCTATAAAGAACCAAGTAGAACTTTGTTTGAATTAATGGGTTTTGTTGTTCAAGCTGCTCAAAAATTTGTAGGAACAAGTGATATTGGTGTAGGTGATGGTAAACAAGAGATGCCAGTTGGAACTACAATCGCTTTACTTGAGCGTGGTGCTAGAGTAATTAATGCTGTGCATAAAAGATTGCATGCTTCTATGAAAATAGAATTAAAAATGCTTGCCAAACAATTTGCACAAGACCCTGTACCTTATCCTTATGAGACAGGTGTCGACCAACAAATTAAAGCACAAGATTTTGACCAACGTATTGATGTGCTTCCAGTAAGTGACCCTAATATTTTTAGTATGTCGCAAAGAGTAATTTTAGCTCAAGAACAATTAAAACTGGCTCAGGCTGCACCAGAAATGCACAATATGTATGAGAGTTATAAACGTATGTACGAAGCTTTAGGTGTAGGTAATATTGACCAGATATTAACTCCTAAGCCACAACCACAACCAAAAGATCCTGGAACAGAAAACCAAGAAGCGAGTGATGCTGCTATAGGACAAGGTAAATTGACTGCGTTTCCTGAACAGAATCATGATGCACATATTGCAGTACACCAGATTTATATGCAAAGTCAAATAGCTAAATTACAACCAGCAGTATTAATGACATTAGAAAAACATATATACGAACACTTAGCATTGAAAGCAAAAGTAATGGTTGAGCAAGAAATGGCACAACCACCTATGGATGAAGCAATGGATCCAGCTATGGCACAACAGGCACAACCAGATCCAGCAGCTATGGAAAATAAAATAGCAGAAGTGCAAGCACAGTTAATGGCAGAATATCTACAGGGTAATCCACCAAAAGAAAGTGATGATCCGTTAGTGGATATTAAACAACAAGAGTTAGATCTAAGAGCTCAAGAGCAGCAACAAGATGCTATGCAAGACCAAGCTAAGTTACAATTAGATAAACAAAAAATGCAAGAGTCTAATGCAATACAAAGGGAGCGTATCCAAACAACTGAGGATATTGCACAAATGAGAGCACAGATTGCGTTACAAAGACAACAACAAAATGCAAATGGTAAGGCTGGACAATAATGGCATATGATGCTAGTGATTTTGGACAAAACGACCCTACTGAATCAGCAGCAGCCGTCGGTAATGCTATGGGTGGTAATTTCTCAGCTAGTGATTTTGGTCCGACCGATGAAGATTTAGACCCTTTTGGGGGTAAAGGAACACAAGATGTCACCGTTACAGATAATAATGCTACTCCAAGTGGGGGTGGTGGTATTATGAGTGTGTTCCAAAAAGCAATCGGGTACAAACCCAATTTAGCTTTGAGTACCAATTTGTATAATATGATGGTTCCTGGAAAGAATACTCCTTTAGGGGCTTTATCTTTTATTGCTGGTCCAGCTTTAGGTTTGAATACTGCTGCTCAACTTGGTTTGAGTTTAGCAAACAGAGGAATAGGCAGTATGAATAATCCGTTTGGTGGAAAAACTCAAGCACAAATAGACGCTACCCCTGTTTATGATAGGGGTAGACAACCTGTTGGTCCTCCAACAAACATGGGAATAATGGATACTTATCAAGCTGCTGGGCTTCCTTCTATTTCTATGCAATCACTGCCTCAGCTTTACGCTGATGATTTTTATGAATAATATTACAGAGGAGATACAACTAATGGCAAATGATCAAAGAATGGAAGAGCTAGAGCAGATGTTAAAAGACATGGATCCTAGTAATCCTAACTACCAAGATATAAAAGAACAGATAGAAGCTGAAAAATTTCAAACTCAAAATGGTTACAATATGGGTGGCTATGTAAGTCCTACCAATAAAATGGCTACTCAAAAATTTATGGGTGGTGGTATGGTTTACAACAAACCCATGAAAATGAATAAAGGTGGCGAAGTTTCTCGTGGTGGTCGTAAATCTATGCAAGGGTTAAAATTCAGAGGTGTAAAGTAGATGCCTAAACCAACTCTGCAAGAAATACATGTTACTTTAGAAAAGCACATTGCTGTTTCTGACGAGCGATGGAAAGAAAGTATTTTGAGAATTAAAAGAATAGAAGTTTATATGATTTCTTCTGTTTCAGCGATAGTGTTATTACTTATAGGTTTACTTGTAAGATGAGATGTTTAAAGCTTTTGTAACAATTTGTGTGATAGGGATACCTAACAACTGTCAAGTATTGGAAGATCAATATGGTCCATATGAAACAGAGTTTGATTGTAAACAAAGAGCTTTGGCTATTAGTCGGCAAGTTTACAGAGCCTACCCTTTGTGGAAGCCCACTCAATACAAATGTAAAAAACTTTCTGTAGGAAGATTAAAAGGAGAGGATTACAGTGGAAGATACAAGTGGAAATAAAAAGAAGTTAATAAATTTAGATTTAAGTAATAATTCTTTTGAACTGTCTCTTAGAATATTAGGCAACGAGTTTGTAGCCATAAAGATAGGATCAACAAACTTTAGTGGTAAACTAATAGCAGGAGGCATTTTGTTATTATTTTTTACTTTAGTCTTATTAGAAGGCTTTGGTTTGAATGAGATTTTAATACAATGAATGTAGAAACTTTTTTAAAATGGAAGATACTACCAAGATTTATGATGCTTGCTAGTACAATAATGTCCTGGAGATGTGCCGAATGGTTTATGGATTTAGATGCACCAACTGCTAGT